TAACAGAACGTCGCTGCGACTCCCAGTGTTACAATAGATCTCACGCTACCTAACCATGCAAATAAATTCTTCATATCCCTCTCCTTATTTTGGTTGAACCGTTCCGCACTCTTTACATATCCACCCGCGTTTCGTTTTACGTTGCTCCGTATGAAACCGGCACACAGCACAAATCACCGTGCCTCTAATTTCTCCGATCCGCTCAATCTTTTTTTCCACATTCCTCCTCTGGGAAATACCCAAAAGCATCAAAAAAACCGCACAACCAGTTACCGCACCACCGGCAAAATATATCATTATTGTGTTCCGGCTGCGCGATCGTATCAAATGATTTGCTGATATGTTTCCGGCATCTATTGCAAAAAATTGTAACGGCCTCTTCATGCAGACCTTTAGTCGTGTTTGTACCCATTAATTCTCCCCAGGCTTGCGATCATCTCTTTATGTTCTTCCCGGACATATCGGCCGCGCTCGTCAGCTCGTTTGTCGTGTTCTTCGAGCCCCGAACAGATTTTTTGAAGAATTTCACCCTGGGCTTTCATTTGCAGAAACCAAGCATCGCCCTGGGCCTTGACCTGGGCGAGCCACACTTGACGCTCTTCTGAGTGCTGTTTCCTTTCTTCAGTTTGTTTTTCTCGCTCCTCTTTAATGAACATCATGAACCAGTCGAGAAATTTCCAGAGTATGAGAAAAAGAACCGCGATAATAAGCCCTACGAGTCCGTATTCTGAAAACTTCGCCCAGATCTGATCCATTGATATTCCCTCTCAATATTTAATGATATAATTCACTGTAATAAATGGATTCATAACATCCATCGCCGTACCTGACCCTGTGGATGCTGTCGAACCTGTTATAGCTACTGCGCCACCACTATCTGCACGGGCATCAGCGCCCATGGTGTTTCTTCCTGGGTTGTCATTGTTCCCCTGCGATACTAAAATTGAATCTGCCCAGGGATAAATTCCAGGCGACCCATTGTTTTCTTTGATATGTGATAATGTGTGCGTATGCGCCCCACCCGTCAGAGTTCCTGCAGCGTGGCTATGGATTGGAAGATTAGCTTCCGCTATTGTCTTTGTTTCGTCGCCATCCACACCGCCAAGGTCATCGGCATCGCTATCAGTAACCCTATTTGCAGAACTCCCGCCCATATCGTCCTGGCCAAGAGGCAAACGGCCGCGCAAATCAGGAAGATTAAATGTTGTTGATCCGTCACCGGAACCAAAGGTAGTACCAATCACCGCAAACAATGCGGAATATGTCGTCCTGGACAAAGCCTGGCCATAACATAATAGGAAACCACTAGGAGCGGTATCCGTAAACCACTGAATCATCCCACCAATCGGAACCGTTACCATCGGGGCACCACCAATATTAATCACCCCTCCTACAGAAATATTAGATGGAAATACTGCGTCACCGGTAGTTTGGTTGATTGTTACGGACGTCCTTACCAACTTCTTGTTTACAGAATCCCAAATCGTAACATTATCCATAGCAAAAATCATCGAGGCAGATAATAATCCTGTTAAGATCACCGCAATAGTTTTTTGCATAAAATTCATTTTTTTCATATTTCCTCCTTAACTGATTGCCATCCAGCCAAACAGCGGCCGGACATCTTTATAAATGTACCCTTCTGTGGGATACGCATCTTTATTGATAAAATCAACTACCTGTACCATTCCCGGTCGACAATAAACTAAACATATTGGTAACTTATCAATGGGGAAATCTGGTTCAGTCGGGGATGATGCTTCCGTACCGACTATCCATTCCAGAACATTGTCAGATCTCAACACCAATAGATCGATACGAGGATTGGTGTCAGGAGCAGTTATATCAGTAGACGGTCCTCCAGCGTATGTCACCCTGGTTTGCCCAATATAGATTTGCTGATAAAAGGCAGCGATCAACCCACCGTCGACGGCTATATTAAGCCCACAAACCGCTTTCACTTCATCGACGATATATGTTTCAGATGCGTCCATTCCCCTAAATCCCCATGCGACGATCGCGCCCAGATCTGCAGCTGCACCGTTGTTTGCATCCGGCGTGCTCAATGTCAGTGTATCTTGTTGCCACGTGCTTACCGTTCCATTGCTGACCAAGTTCCAATAACTTTCACTTCCAATGTTATCACGCAAAAAAAACTGGAACGCTGATGATGCCGCGGTACACCTCTCCCAAAGTGTGATCTGCTTAAATCCGGCCAAGACTACATTGTGAGATTTTAAACAGAACCGGTTCCCGGTAGCATCAATAACCATCTGCAGGGCATAACTACCCTCCTGTTTAGTTGTAGAATGACTAACAGTAACGCCTGTCCCTGCAAATACCGCCTGCGCGACTGCGTCCGAGTAATATTCCATATCATCTAAAATCAGCATTGCCCTGGGGCGCAGTGGCATTAAATCACCTTGAAAAAGGCCGCGGAGAGCATTACGCATGGCCAGTATCGATGGAGCTCCATGGGGCTGGTCTGGATCAAACTCGTGTCGTTCCATATTACCTCTCCTTCTTATAAATTACGGTTTCGCAGTCCGCGCATTTACCGCTGGAAACGATCGTCCCGTTCGGCAGTTTCTTTGTCTGCACGGATTCCATTTTTTTTGTCTTCTGGCACTTCGAGCAATATCCTTCCATTAGTTCCCCACCACTTCTATGTCCATTTCAGCTCCGCCGATCGCCGCTTTCGTAGCGGGATCATAAACATAAACTTCTGCCTGATCCTTGGTCTTATTGTTAAATACAGGTAAACCGATTATCCCGTTAACGATATCTCCCTTGACCCTTGGAGCGATGGTGAACCCCGCATCGAATATTAAAATTTTCCCAGTGATCGGGATTAATAGATCCTGGAAGTAAGCCTTCTTCACCGTTGGCGCGGTGATGTAGATCGTGATCCCATAAATATAGATTTGATGAGTAGTGTTCGTAGTGGCTACGGTAACCCGAAACTTCACATACCTTGCACGATAAATGCTGTCCGCGGAGATATCAGCGAACGCGGTATAAGTAACCCCATCCTCGCTATAACTAATCTGGATGGCCACGGTAGCTCCGGCTGCGTTTAAATAATTTACATCTGCGATCAGCTTGAATTCGAATATGGTTTCCAGGTCCAAAGGATCGGCCATCTCAAAGTACCCGGTAGACACTACAGCCCCATCCAGGAACAACTCTCCATCCACTTCCAGCTGCTCCCATGTCTTGCCGCTTGCTTCACGATCTTCCCACGTGGCCGCGGCTTTCAGGCAAAGACATGGCCGGACGTACGCAATATCGTAATAATTAGCCAGAACGATCTCCATGTTTGATAACTTAAATTCTAATGGTTTACTCCACCGATCGAAATTGTTCACAAAATTACGATCAGGGGGAGCGATGACGGTAACATCATCAAACGCCGGGGAAACACTTTCATTCCCGGAAGTATCAATCATTTTGATCATAAACCTCAAGTTGCCAATCTCTCCGACTGGCCAAATCATCTCTGTAGAATCAACCCTTTCTCCTACAACTATCCCGGGAACCCAATCGTTACCTTGTTTGATCATATACCTAGCCAGATCTGGTACAAGAACAGGATCCGCGGCATCCCAACTGGCTTTAAGCAAATTCCCTTCCTGATAAACTTCAAATCCGGTAACAGCCGGCGGCGGTTGCTCTTTACCCAAAACAGTTAAGATTGAAGAAACGGTTCCGGCTGAGACCAAATTATTAACTGACCTGGTTTTAACCATAACAATGTAGTCATTTTCCGAAACTCCGAAGATCGTATATGATGCCACAGACGTCCGACCGACTTCCACGTAATCAGCAGTACCTTTTTTTATTTCAATGATATATTCCAGAAGAAGATTTCGGGTTTTATCTGTAGGCGCGGCCCAAGATACGTTGATATCAGATCCAACCTTACCGTCTTTATGCAGATAATATTGCCCTTCACTGATCAACAGATTTGATACATCAGTCACCGGAGCGCAGGGATTTGCCGGAGATCCATAATCATACGTCTGTATAACTGACCCGGGCTGATCATTATATATTGATAGATTTTCCTCTTTCAGTGTGAGTTTATGCTTAAAATTGTCTTCCTCTTCTATGTTCATAACCCTAAATAGCTTATTCACCCACCCAGGTTCGTCATGAGATACAGTAACAACACTGCCGATCGATACATGCAGCGCATCGATGTCGACATTGAAACTGCATGCTGCAATGTTAATATTTGATTCCTGTCGAATAAATTCCGCTCGGCGTGAAGCTTCACTAAACCGACTCAATCCCAGAAATGAAAACTCCATGGACCGAATCCCATTTTTTACCATGTCAATCGCGTCCCTGGACTTTACATCAACGGCATTCCCTTCCTGGAGGGGATCACTCCAATCGACAGTTACGTCATTATAGCTTTCATTGATATCGATCTCCCAGTGCTCAAAACTACCTTCAGCGATATTGTCCATATCAAAATCATAAACAGAATCCGACTCTTTTAGAATGCTCAGGTATATTTTCTCAGATCCGATAAGGAATATTCCGTATGGCTGGCATATCTCTGTTATCGCGTCCTGGATAGGGATTTCCTCATCAAACACAAAGTCCATTTGATGCCGCTTCTCCGTCACTCCGGATCCATTATCTACCAGCTCCTCACAATAATCGTAAACCTCTCCAAACGATGCAGCATCAATATCGGTTTCATCCACGCCTGCGCCGCCATCTTCTTTCGGCAACGTCAGAATATAATATAAAACAGCTGCAGGATTTTGGGAATACTGCTGCCCAGTCCATGCGGTACCATCCCATACTTTCATCAAATTTCCTTCAAGCCAACACGTAGCCGTAGCAGCCCCGCCCAACTCTGCCGACGGCGCAATTGTTAGTGCTAAATATATCAGATTCCTCATCCCCTTCACCGCGCCGGCCGCGCGCGCGTCCACAATCTGATCAGGTGTCCCAAGGTACGCCGTGTACGAGCACCCGGGTAAATTCGCGATCGGAATATCATTAAGCCGGACGTCGCTAATACTCTGCGCAGGCCCGATGCCCAACACAATAAACCGATGCGTGAGATTGTCATCGTACCAAACGATGTTTCCCCCGACCTTATTGCACCCAAAGTTTAATGGGTAAATGAGCTGATTTGACATCGTGTTGGTAATAGCATCCAGATCATATTTTGATGACACCGACGGTTTTTTGGTTGTCTTTGCGGTGAGTGCCGAAACGACAGAATATAGCGATAAACAGATGGATATGATCAATGCTGTGACGCCCAGATCTCCCGCTTCAGGCACGACTATTTCGGTTTTACCCTCTGTCCGGATCGCGCCGATATAGAATTCATCCCATTGCGGCAGCATCTTGGTGATCAAACTGCGGGATTTTTTATTAGAAAACGCTGGTCGGGATACATGAAGCATCTCGCCATAACCGATATAAACGCCGCAATGCCATTTGTTCCCGGGGAATGAAAAGAAGGGAACGTCTCCTGGTATCAACTCAGTTAACTTTATAGGCTCAAGCAAAGTTAAATATTTATCGTGCTCCTTCTGTGCCGCTACCGTATCCATCGGCATCCTGGTAACTTTTATCCCCCGCTCATTTTCCATGAACATTTTCGCAAGATGAATACAGTCAACCCCTGACAGGCTCTCGCCGTTCTCCTGGAATGGTATACCGATATATTTTTGCGGAACTCTTAATTTTTTCATCGCACCACCATCAACCCGGGTAACGTATGAACCCCACCGTAATTCATATCATTGTTGAATTTATTTTGACAACTCTCCAATGTTAGATCGCACCCGCGTTCGATCGTGTACGTATCTCCGGCCGCCGGCGCCACGGGTAACGATACTTTAAGAAGGATCTGGTGCGTAGCTGAAACAAAGTCTTTAATCTCCCTAACAACACCCCTCAGGGATACAGTTGTGGTATTCGCGGCAAATGTGATATACCCAGCATTCCAGTAATCATCCGCTTCCACTCGCGTCGCATCAATGATATGTGCGGTCGTGGCCGTATCCACAGTTTGCGCCGTCCTTTCATCCTTTAAAACAGCTGGAAGAATATCATGGGCGCACTTTGTTCCTGCAAACGACAGCCGGCAAAGCATCTGCTGTTTTACCCCTAATTTAGACGCCAATGTCCCTCTACCTAACCGCGGAACCAATTCAGCTGTAAATGATGTTTCAAGCCAATGCGGATTATTTAATGATCCGTCAAAGATTTTCCACGCGTTGGCCGAGTCGGTAATAAGATTCCGGAAACATCCACGCAAAATCACGCGTTTATTCCGCAAGTTTTTAGATGCGTAATAAGATAAGGCTTGGTCAGAATTGTCAACCTCGATCCTAAGCGTCTGGATAGTCATATCTATCGATTCTTCCTTATTCTCCCTCTTCATTTTTAAGCCGTAGTAAAGTACCGCATTCCCCAGGTAATCAAAGAAGTTAATATCTACATCATTATTGACAAAATGAAGGGTTTCCGCGTCGAGGATGATATCAGCAAATGTTAATATATCCTCAGATTCTGGCTTATTTTTCTCGGTGATCGTTGCAGGGGATAATGGCTCAGGCATTACAACCTCGGCTCAATTTCTTTGACTGAGAATTGAAGATCATACCTCTGGTAAGCTGTTCTTACCGGTGAAAGTTTGTCCTCAGTGAACCGCACGGTACGGTAGAACCTATAATTTGCGCATATTACGGACAAGTCCGCCGGCTTAATGATCCAGGTAATCACACCGGTCGCGTCCACAATAGAGTAATTTACGCCCTCAACCAGCGCAACGCCATCGTCATATAAAACTTGAGAATTTGGTACGATGGGATAATGCGCCAGTTGCGATGTATCTGCTCCGGCGAAACTCGCGTCGACTATGATACCTGTCGGGTATTGGCCACCAGCCTGAATGATTGGGCTTTCATTAAAGTTTTCCCAAAAAAAAGCTTCTTTCCTGCCTACCCGGGCCAAGAAAAAAGTAACGATAGAATCATATCTCGACTGAGTGATTCCGTTATACTGCAGACTGAACGTCCTCTTTGCGGTTCCTCGGGTCACACCGTTTATGGTACCTGTCGGCCATTTGTTTCGGGTTTTATCTTTTCCCGATTCAATATCGTTAACAATAGTGAAGCACTCAATATCTTCTAGATAAACAAATCCTGGATTCTCTGCAAATATTTCCATAATTTATCTTTTTGTATACGCCATCATAGTCCGGCGTATGTTTGAATTTTTTAAAATAGCATCGTTAACCATTGCCGTAATCTCTTTTTTGTGGCTGACAAAACTTTTCGCATCAGCAGCTTCAATCTTAAAGCTAGGTGAAAAGTTGAAATCGCCTTTTCCCGCTCCAAGAGAATATTGTTTATTCTCTTCTCTGCTCAATATCCTCTCACCCGAATGCGCTATAACAGGGATCTCCGCCGGTCCGAAATTAAGACCGCTAAGAGCACGCACTGTCCCTCCACTCAAGTAGGGAGACCATGCTTTAGTAACAGAATGCCCGGCAACATTTTGAGCTCCCGTGTTAACCGTATGACCTCCAACCCCTCCGGAAATTACGCCGGATGTTCCACTAAAAATACCGAGAACGTTTCCAATGATAGATAGCCAGTTAGTGCCACTATTCCCGCTCATGGTGGTCATAGTTTCCAGCCACTTCGTCAACATTTTGGCCAACGCATCTGTCCAGATCCTCAATATACTGTTCCCCAGACTCTGAAAGAAATCGACGAATTTAAGGCTTCTGTTTTTTATCGAATTAAAAAAGAAATCCCCCATATCTGAGCTCATGGCTGTGAATATTCGATGTGATATTTCTTGTAGTGATTCCAAACGTTCAGCAATCGGCTTATTGTCGAATTTAGGCGGGTTCTTAAGTAGATCGAAAAGGCTGCCGATCTGTTTCTTTGTTTCCTCAAGGCCTGTTTCCAATGATCCTTTCCCGGTAACCATGACTCCTGAAATACGTGATTCGAGTTTAGCAATCAATTGGTTGGCTGCATCGATCTGGCCGGCAAGAAATATTGCCGCATTGCCAGATTTATCCCACATCGTAAAATGAGCCACTTTCATCATGGCGATAAGGATCTTCTCATACCCTATTGCTACAGCATAAGCCGCCACCTCGATCGAATTAAGAACAGGTGTACTTACGCTTTGATACTTAAGAGTTAAAACAATGAGTCCTCCGATCGCCGCGGCGATTAGCGCGAACGGCCAGTTTAAAGCAGCCCATAGCATTATGTTTTGTGCTAATTTTAATATGTATCCGCCCAAAGTAATAAATTTCCCAACTAAAATGGTTATCACTCCACCTAATGTAAGCAATACTCCCGTAATGGCCACTCCCTGGATAATCGCTTGCTGAGTTGCAGGGCTGAGCTTATTCCAAGCATTCCAAAGCACTCCTAGTGTATTAATCACCCGGTCCATGATAGGAATCAGAGCAGTCGCGATATGGACCTGAAACGCTAGAGTAAGATTTTTTAATTTCTCCAACCGCTCATGCACTTGTCCGGAATACTTATCCGCTGACTTAAACGCCAGAAATAACGGTCCGGTGATCACAGCTCCAAATGTGGCCATTAAAGATCCAACTTTAGAAATCATTCGACCAGTTGACGCCAAAGTTTGTCCGACCTTCTCCATAGCATTCGAGAATTTGACAAGATTCCCTTGAATACCGTCTAGCCGTTTCGACACCTCATCCCGCAATTTCATGATTATTTCCAGCTGATGGTTTGTCATTTTTTATTCTTTAGTTCCTCCATCTTCATTTCCTCTATTCTGGAAACTTCCCTTTCAATAATCTCGATCGCTTCAATCAGCTTCAACGGCTGCTCCTGCCATGTTCCCGGATTCGGCCATCCGTGAAACCTCTGCAGAAAATTGTATGCCCTAATGTACTCAAAACTCTGGTACGTTACGATCTTAACCGGGCACCGCTGAAACTCCCAATCATCCAGCTTCCACTTTCCAAGGATAGGGGAATCGAATTCACATCCGTATTCCTCTTTATCCTCAGGGGAACATTTGCGGCAATCTAGCTTGAAACTTCCTAACCAGACTGCCAAGATCAGTTTTTTGTTTCGTCCTCAGAGAATTTGTTCCAATTCAAAAGCTTCTCAGCCAATTCATTACGGACCTGGGGTGGGATCATCTTAACAATCCGCTCCGGACAACAATCATATACCTTGCCTTTAATCGCGTATTTTTCAGGATCAATCTTGATCGGGGTTTTATTTATTGGATCAAGAAAGTTAGTTACCCCTTTCAACCCGAACTGAACGATCTTGAAATTCAGAATCTGCTGATTCACGATCGCTCTGGCGGTATCCTGCGGATCATTCGACGATTTCTCAAACCGTACCGATTCGTCTTCAATTTGAGCCTGCAATATCGGATCCAAGCATCCTAACGTCCAGACCGTGGGATTCTCCAGATCCTTGTCGAGCTTTGATACATAGTCTTTTGTTTCATTCGGATTGATTCCTTTAATCATGTTATCCTCCAAGGTTATTGTGCCAGTATAGTCAACTCGTCGTTCCCAGTTTCCAATGCCTCGTTAAGCGTAAACGAGATCGATGCCAATAATACCCCGTCACGATCGCCGTCCTCAATCGAATCGTGCTGGAGATTTGGCATATAAAATCTGAACCGGTTCCCGGCAACCGAACCTATAGTAAAATCCAGATCCTTCTCAATGTCGCTGAACCAGTCATTATAGAAATCAGCAGTAGCGACAGGAACCATCCGGGGATTCATTGAACCTCCGGGAGTACGGCCGCCGATCGAAAAACAATTAATCCCTCCAACACCATTTGCGTCTTCGTCCTTTGATAGCTTGTTATTCAAATCTAAGCTCAATTCGCCGATCTTTGCCGCATACCCTCCCAAAAGAAGGTTTGCACTCGCAAACACAGGAGCTTTAACAGCCTCCCATGATATCCCAGAGATCACAGATACATCTGCGACAGCATCCTTGATGCCCTGGAACGTGAAATTCATTCTACACGGCTGGCCAGCTTTAAAATCAAACGCAACGTTCCCCCGGGCCCCTTGGATGAGCTTTCTAAATGCTGTAGTCGCATTAATATTCTGAGGCACCCCAAGAGTTATCATCGGCTGATCCGCCTCTATACTGGTCAACCGATATTCCAACCCCGCATCTGCCGGCACGCTGCCCGTGGTCGCGGTCGCGGCTGACAAAGATCCTGTTATTACCTCCCCCGACTGAAAAGTCCCAGTGAGTACCACGAAAAGAAGTGTCGTTGTTCCAGTCGTAGTTTTAATAACTACGCGGCCCGTCGCATTCGATGTACCCCCGGTAATCGTTTCACCGTGCTGGAAAGGGCCTCCAGTTATGGCTCCGATGGTTAACGCATGCAGATCACTTTCTTTTACACCACAACACCTTAAATATTTGACCCACTGTGGAGCTGTTCCCAACACTCCGGATCCGGCAAGATCTATTCCGAACGTGCTTGTTCCCACGACACTCGCGGTTCTCTTAGCTCGTCGCGATAAAGAGTATGGACTCGGCGCCGGCTCTAACCTCACCGGGTCAAATTTTATCTTAGGGTCAAAAACCCGAGTTCTCCCATCCGCTGCGGCCAATGTTTCTGCTACATTCTCAACCGTCTGTATTTTTCCGAATAATTGCTTCTGTTCGCTTAACATATCACCCTCCGGTTATTGTGCTGTTGGATCATTCCGATCATGATCATAAATTATCCCGACTTCTATAAAAAGACCCGCATACGCCTCACCCTCTTCCCTCTGAAAGATAGCGTTGCCGGAACAAAAAGTGCTTGTGGCATATCCGCCGCGGGTATGATCGATCATTAAAGCCTTCTCCACATCTGCAAGAAAGCTGTTGATAATCTCATCCGTACTTCTGGCATCTATCGTTTTGTCGTGTTTAAAATATACGCCTACATAAACGGTAAAATCGCACGATGATAATGGAACCGGCCCCGGCTTCTTGCCTTCGTCCCCCGGATATTGAATAATAACAGGGCAACTCGCAAAATCATTTCCACTCTGTTCGTATCTCTGTACGCTGACGATATCATTGTTATACCCACCGATTTTTGAAATCAGTTTGAGGGTAGTATCGATATTTTTCTGGATAAGTTCCCTTATGGAGTCTGCCATATTAGAATGTTTTAGTAAGTGTTTTATCCACCGCTTGGTTAATTAAAAAAATCCGATCGTTACTCATATCTTCCCAAACCTGATAGAACCCCATCCTGGCCGGAATCTTTACCTTTGCCTTGAGAACGTATAATGGAAGGATCCGTTTAAACTTCTTCATCACCTTAGCCAAAAACATCTTGCCGCTTAATTCGATGGGAATAATATTTTTCATCTGGCCCGGGTGTTTATATGTCTGCCTCAACTTCCCCGCAGCTGTGAACATCTCTGTTCGTGCAGATAACGGAACTGCCAGTTTTCCTCCGGACGGGTTCACAACGGTCCCCCCTTCTTCCTGCAGCCTGGCAATCTTGGAATCGGTGAATATCGTCATCCCCATACCATCTAGATCGCTCGCGATCAAGCTCGCCCGTTTGAAACGAGTAAAAAGACTGCCGGCCCCGGATGCACCTCTTACCCCAGGGGGGCCCTGAAGCCGCGTCTGCTTAAACCGTTTCAAAAAGCGCAACGTGGCATGATCAAACGCATCATAAAGATCCGCTTTTAATTCTTTTGGAAATATCGCGAACGCTGTTTGCAACCTACTGATGTCCACCTCTACTAATTGTCTATCCATCTTATTTTTCCGCTAATAGATGCCACATGCCAGGATCTGAATCCAGAATCTTAATGACTCCCCATGGAACGACAGCCCCGTTTAGTCCCGGAGCAGTGAATGTGTCCTGCTTCGATACAATCTGTATGCCATTAGTTGAGTCAGTGGAAATAAATATCTCGATTTGATCGTGGCCCAATCTTTGCGTATCCTGAGCTGAAACGACCACCTGGCCGCGGTTAACGATCGCTTTGACAATCTTGGCTACCCCACCACGCGGGGTATACGAAATGGATTCAGCGAACTCATCGGAATTCAAAAACACGTTAACCGCATCGCTAGCAATCTGATCTTTGAATAACATATCTTAAAGATGCCCCGGGGGATTTCTCCCCCGGGGATCATCTTTCCTTTTAGAGGTTACGCTACTTTGAGCAGATGACCGAAATACGGATCAATCAGGACTTCATCTGTATGACTCCTAGCACGGAAAATATCGCTTCTTATCGGCTCGTCGCGATAAGATTCAACATGCACATTTTCCGGACAATCTTTATCCCAAAGGAACGTGCGGCCGATTGACGGCTGGGTCAAATCCTGGCCATCTTCGGCAACCACGGCGAGAAGAACATGCGTAGCATTCCAGATATCATCTCCGGAGAATACCGCGCCTTCTTTTGCGGAATTCTTCACCGCGTTACCGATCAGCAGCTTCTTCACACCGAAAAGATCTTTCAGCGCGTTGATGATCTCAGCTTCGGTGGGACGGGCCGTATATGAAATCGCGGCCTTGATAGCGGTATTCTTAAGGCATTTATTGACGTTTGCTTTGCTCAACACCAACGCGTTGGGCTCGATACCGCAATTCTTCCGGACCTTCTCTTTGCCGTCGATGACCTGACCGACAATATCCGTGCCTATGGTTGCCCACGGTGTTCCGGAATTATCCGTATACAGCGCTGATCCGGTAAAGGTCGAGGTGCTGAACGCCTTGGTTGCGATTCTGCCTTCCTGATTTCTCAACAGAATCCCGCCAGCACCTTTTGTTGATGCCCATTCCGCATCGAAGTCAGTCTTATACAATGCGCGATCGTCATCACTAAGGGGCATTTCGAAACCGTTTTCCTCGCATGCGAACGATTTATCCTTTGCGCCCATGGATCCCCGGTTGTAGTTTCCTTTGGATCCACGCTTTGTATCGGCGGTTTGAGTCAATGATGCCCGGGTGATAGCAGGATAATTCGCCTTCTTCTCCGGAGATTTAAATACCGGAAAAAGCTGCGTACCGATGAATGCTTTCTCCTCCTGAATGAATTCCAACAACGCCGCACCCAAATCCAAGCGCGGAACCCCTCTTGTTCCTGTGTAGTCCATCTCTTCCCTCCTGTTTGCGTGACGTTTTTAAAATTATATTGTCTCTTAATTCAAACCTTACTCCGATCCGGTTACGCGATCGGTACAGCTAAAATGAACAACTCGATGTCTGCGCTTGCGGCTGAAGATTCAACCGTGATCGCGGCACCTGATGCGACTTCCGCCTGCGCTTCAACAATACTCGCGCTGCGAACTATCGCATCTACCGTGGCGCCTTTTGCCAAAACAGCGGTGGATATCGATGTGCCGGCGTTTTTGACAGTGATGTTGGACGCCGTATTATCTATCGCCCTGATCCACCAATCGATGATGCGAAGCTTGCGCGTGGTAGTAGCAACGGCGATCGCGGTCGGAACCGCATCGAAGGCACAGACTTTGCGGATCAATATCGGTAATACCCCTTCATTGACAGCTTCATTGATAACGCCCGCGGGCCCAATCGAGCCAGCCGCACCATTATCAAACAGTACCTCAACGATATCTCCGGCGGCTGTAGCAGCTTCCAGAGCAGACCCCTGCGCCGTGCCGTTAGCCGTATCCTGCACTTTTCCGTCATTTGCCCCATAAAGCACTGCACCAAGTGCGAATGCCTCAGCTGCGACGGCTTTATATGTCCTACTTGCTGACCTTAGGGCTACAGCTACCAATTCACCGTCAGCGACCGCCTGCGTGGTAACGCCAATGAATGCTTCTCCGGCATCAGCGTATACAACATCTCCCGATGCATCCAACTTCACGCGGCGATATGCTGCCAGTGCCTCTGCCGCGCGGTACGTCTTGGTCCCAATATTCTCCTGTGACATCTTTGTCCTCCTCTTTTGTGAATCAGGTTGTTTTTTTAAGCAATAAAACATTTCATTAACTGCGTTCCTTATTACCGCTATTACCGCGCGGTATGCCGGGGTGAAGCTGTCGCGCTCAGAGCTTCAGCGATGGTGCATTTATGCTCTTTCTGATATTCCTGCGCGGCCGCGAGATGCGATTTCTTCCCAGATGCTTCCTCTCCGTTCTGACCCGGAGGAATAGGCGCCTCAGCCTTCAAAGACTTCAGGAATCCGTCCTTAGCCTCTTCTACGGTCTTACCGTCTTTAATGGCTGCAAAAGCGATCATATCCATACCTTTGGGCGCTGCCATGGTGATGTCGGCGATACGCTTCTGCTCTGCAGCTTTACCCTCGGCTACACCGGCCGCTTTGCCTTCAACCACACCGGCTGCTTTACCTTCAGCGATCCCTGCCGCTTTACCCTCGGCATACAATGCATCTGCGACCGCTTTGTTCCCAGCCTTGAGCTGGTCAATGGTGATATCCTTTAGTTCCATTGCTACCTCCTCTGTTTGAGTTGTTTGGGTTGTTTTATTATTTTCATCTATCCCTGTATCGGTAGCAGTTGCCATAGCCTTTGTTTTCTGGCCAGCATCCGCCGCCGGTGACTTAAGTACGGCATCAAACGCCATAATGCCGTCGACCAGGCCTTCATCTTTGGCTGCCGCGCCTATAAAGATGTCGCCTGTTGCTACTTCAATCGCGTCCTCTACCGTAATACCGCGGTTACGCGCAACCGCTTTAACAAAGAGGTCGTAAAACATGTTGACCTCCCCTTGAATTACTGCCCTGTCTTCCTGAGTAAACGCTTTATCCGGATGGCCAGCGGCTTTGTTTCTTCCCGCCTTAACAACTTCAGTCTTTATGCCTTTTTCCCAGTTGGCATGCGTATAATCGTCTACCACGGCATAAACCCCGATCGATCCAACAACAGCGCCGCTACTGGCATAAACCTGTGATGCTGCAGATCCGATCCAATATGCAGCAGAACACATCTGACCATTTGCAAATGCAGTAATTTCTTTCTGACCACGCAATGAAAAAATATAATCGGATAATTCAGAAACACCGTCCGTGCTTCCTCCAGGGCTATCGATATCTAACACGATCCGCTTGACCTGCGGATCTTCGACAGCCATACGTAACATATCGTTTATTTCCATAACGGACGTCCCCGGACACGATATTTTTTGAAGCAGGGATGCGCGCTTTGAAATCATGCCGTATATGGGCACCCTGGCGGTACCATCGATAACTTCATACGCCGGCGGCTCTTTTTTACCATCGGTTCGAGCCGCTATTTCCATCTGCGTGAGATCCTCACCTTTCAAATGACGAATCACAATATCGCGCATGGCAACAACCACATCTTCTTTCATCGCCCAAGGCTTCAAAAAAGCTGCTTCATTTATTCGTTTCATAAAAACCTCCTGTTAAACTGCAGCTGCTGTAAGGGCCGCTGCATTTTGAGGATCTTGCGGATCATCAGGGCCCTGCGGTTTCTTCGGATTAATAGGTTCCTCATCCGGATTTGGTTTATCCGACCCGTCATCCGTAGGCTGTTTATTATCTAATTTAGGCACCTCAAGCTCCAACTCTTTCATCTTCTTTTGCTCTTTCGACTGCTGCTTGAGAATCTCTTCATAATCTTTTCCACGCGCCGCTACTTCATCAGCCAATGACGATAAATGATTATCGATCGCTGCCTTAGACGCGTTGATCTCTTTCTCCGGCTCAATATACGCCCAACCTGACCCGATCCATCTTGCCCGGGTCCAATCGTCCCGCTTCTCGAAATAATCAGTTGCGTCGAACTCACCCCGTAAGAATGCCTCATCCATCAACATTTCCCAAACAGGCTGACAGAATTTTTCACCCAGCCAGATCTGTTCTTGCCGGAACATCCTGCGGGCTTCCAGAATGGCCGCGCGCGCAGCGGAAAAGTTTGATTTTGAGAAATCCTTTAATACCAACTCATACGGAAGATTCAGCCCAGCTCCAATGAACCGTAATACTTTTTCTATAAACGAATCAATCTGCGCCCCATTACGCGCAGGATTGAAACTCTGTACCTCTTCTCCTGGGCGCAAATACTTAAGCAACCCGGGTTCAAGCCCTTCCAACCGTTTAGCTCCTTCAGTTTCGGTGGATCTTCCGATCGCGGACCCCATAGGATCACCCACTTTTATAAACAATGCAAAACACGCGGCAACACGCGCAGCCACCATTTCTGATTCCATGTATCCGTCGAGATGCTTAAACCGATCTAATACAGGTGCGAAGAACGGTACGCCGCGGGTCTGGCCTGGACGCTTAACCCAATAAAGATGATATACATTGGTACGGCCGTACTTATTCTTAGCAGGATACCTGATATAATTTTCAGAGTTGTTAGACCGGCCATTCTTTGCGTATGTCATATCCCCGGGATGGCCTTTGCGGATCCAGTAAGCCACAGGTTCCCCGCGCTTTCCGAGTTCAACGCCTTTGCGGATTTTTTTATTTGATAGGAAATCTGATGGAGTATCGAGCCGATCAGATTCAATGACATCTAACGCATGGAAATAAGGCCTCCCAGGTTCATCAACCATTTCCGGGATAACAATCACCTCGCCATTGATCAGCATCTGCTGTTCAATAAGGTTCTGTATTTCCCAGAAATTCATCCGGTTACCCGAATCGGCGTGCTTGGCCCACTTTTGCCAAATCCGTTCCTGGACTTTCTGTGTTTTCTCCGCAACATCTTCCTCGATGCCTAAACTTTCCATGTCAATATTGCTCTGCGGCAAGATACCGGTACCCACAATATTTGACGTCATTGTTCCCATGATGCCTGTAGCGATATCGTTATTTCGTACTAGATCCCGGCTGCGTTCACGTAGATCTGCAAGATCCGGTAAAAGATCCTCATCCGCGGATCCTCCGCCAGGAAGCCACGATCTTTTAAGCCGGTCCCTGGTGGCACCCTTATACCCGCCATTAGCAGAAAAATACTCCCGCGCCTGATTATTGGCAACCCTGGCCATACGGCGTTTGAATTCCCATGCGGGAGATATAACGCCGATCGCGGAATCTAGGTGCTCAACAAAATTTTTCTTAGGCTGCTTGGTCTCTTCCATTTATTTGCCCTCTTTATGAAAATACCGCATAATTCACGGCGCCGCCGGCTCTTGAATCTATTTCGTTTTTTAGTTTATCTCTCCACGCAATCAACTTATCCAGATCCACACGCTGGAACGTCCGACCACCTATGGTATACGACTGTGCAGCTCCGTTACTGATAAAATTAGCGATCGCTGTCTCAACAGCAGTCAGCATGCTGGCAAGATCCGTGGCCACAGTAGCCGCTACCACGGGCACTCCGGCATTAGTTACCGCATCCCTGGCCATAAACGTATTTGAATACTTCACGTCCAGCGTTACGTCTAATACCTCTACAACGTACGTATCTTTAACAAGCGGGGTGAATGGAACTTTCCAGCTCATTCCCGCGATGAATATTGCCGACCCGGTTGCGAAAGACGTCCCGTCCGATACTTTAGTGATCGTATAAGTGACTGTGTCGGTGCTTCGCGATTCCGGGATCGAAATTACTGCATTAAATAACTCATTTAAAGTTATATATTCCATCTTTTACCTCTGCTGGCGGATCGTTTTTTCAATTCCGGTATAATCTCCGTTTTCCTTGACCCCGTTGGTCGCGGAATCAATATCGGAAACAGCCTTTCCCAAACTCCCAGCCGGCCGGCTGGCCACAGTGCTATTTAAAACACCTTCCGCTATTCCGGCCGCCGTTTCATTGTCTATAATCGCCTGTGCGTTAACCGTGCTATGACTTAGATCAACTGTCGTATTTGTATCAATGAGCTCAGTGATCGTTCTATTTTGGTAACCCCAAATCTGGGCAGGAGTAGTTCCGGTGATCGATGTAATCGCAGCATTTAGATAATCCACGATCCGCTTGCCGATTGACCCGGCAGTGGTCATCGCTGTACTCAATGCATCCCAAATAGACTGGATGCCCGCGGCACTCAATGAATATCCCGTTTTATCATTGTTAGTCGTAACGGTAACACCGTTAGTGACGCTCGCTACACTGCCCGCAACATTGCCTCCAACGTTTCCGGTAACTGAAGCAACCGCTCCTCCAGCATACGTAGACCGGCTGGATACTGTCGTATCAAGATTAGTTTTAATCAAAAGACCATAAGTGCTGGCATTATTGTGGCCGATGACCACGTCATCCCATATAGCGTCAACACCACCTGCGCTTAAAGCGTATCCCGTTTTATCGCTAACCGTTCCCGCAGTTACCGCGCCCCCAGCTGTAATAGCCAACGCGCTGAAATTTGTCGGCAACGTAAATGATCCCATCCTCGTCGTAATAGCCGCATTTAAATTTGTACCAAGAATATACCCTGCTGCGCCAGATCCATACGCTCCTGGTAAAGACGTCGCCCATGGATCACCGGCAGATCCAGCAGCGTTCATCGCTGCTCCAAATGTTCCGCTGGTCGTGTGTCCGGATGTAGCCAAATCCCAAGTTGCGGCGGCAACGGTAGCTGCTGACGGAGCAGACGCGCCCTTAAGATAGGTGCCAGCCTGGCCAGCTGTTGAGTATCCACTAATATCGGTTTGCCATATATCCGCAGCAGTCAACACAGACAGTGCAGTTGTTCCGCCGGTCAACAACGTCCTTAATTCATTGGCTGTATCCATTGCCGCGGTGTCGGTAAGGATGGCGTCAATATCGTCGTCTTTATCAGTCTGGCCAGATGAGCCCATAATGTAATTTGTCGGAAGTTTTCCGTTGATAGTGTTCAGGTAATCCATATACCCCGCCCTGGTCGCGGTTAACCGTGACAGCAATGTTGTTGTACCTGTCGTATCAGCTCCGGCATAGGATGACACCGCAGTATCACTACCGGTCAAGAGCGTCCGCAGTTCAGTGGATGTATCCATTGCAGCTGTATCAACCAGGATCGCAGCCGTATCCGCTTTAACCGCGGCAATATCTGCTGCAATGCTCGCCCCTGCAGGCGCGCCTAGACGCGCGTATATGTCGCCAGTAAGATCAGTTTCAAAAAGCAATCCATAAGTTCCGGCCGTACCGTAAGACGCGGTTGCTGCGTTCCAGACGGCCGTTGCCACACCCGCCGCATCCAGATCGTTGAAACCGGTAACACCTGTGCCTTTAGCAAGGGCAATATTTGTACCGGCTGTAAGAGTCCTAGTCCCGCTTGACCAAATACGATCAGCCGAACTCTGTGCAAATTCGGTCGATGTAATAGCTCCGGCCGCGATCTCCGACGCACCAATAGCATCAGTTGCAATAGACGCCGCAGTTATCACATCCGCAGCTAATCCGTTGACAGTAGTAACCGCTGTCGCTGTGCCAGTCGTGGTTACTGTGTCCACAGCCCCTCCGGTAACATTTATCGCTCCGCCGTCGTCAGTCGTTGCGGCATTCGCCGGCACGCCGGTAATCGTCCTGATCGGTATTACCTGCGTTGTGGCGTTAGTTGTTGACGATTTGGTCTGGATATATACGTATAAATGATTCATTTCCGAAGCCGTGAGATTAAGCCAATACATGCCGCTCGACTGGATCTCGGTTGCCTCATTCGTCGCATCAGTCCAGTTTGACGGTGTTCCAGTTTCAGCGTCGAGGTATGAAATCTCGCTATCCAATCCGGCCGCGCCGGCAACAAACGTTCCGTTATTACTATAAACCATCGGAAATATAACCCTGGTGATCTGGTTCTTCTGGCGGACAAGTTCAAATCCGATAGCGTTGCCCAAGACGGAAAGGATCGCCAAAGCTACGACAACGTGGAAAATCCCAAATCGTTTTAAGAAATTGTTCATCAAAAATTTCCTTTCATTGTTCCTCATCTACCTATACACTCCGTTCATCATTCCTACCGCAATTCCTCGACGAGAAAAAACTTTATTTACGCCCCCCGACGAGGAAACGTATTCATCTGCCCCAATATCCCAAGTGCCGGAGCGGGTAGTTCCGTCGATGTCGGTGGTAAAATTTAACGGTGCGCTTTCGCTAGATGTATTTACACCTGCGCCAATAGCAACGGTATCCGTAGATAACAAATGTAAGTCATAAGGAGCAGTTGTTGAAACAAACGATACTGTTTGATTTACAATATTATTACTTCCGCTCCAATCATCAGCAGTGCCATCAAAGGATATACAGTTTGTAAGTACCATTGACCCTGAATATGCATAAAAATCCTCATAGGGGGTATAAGAAATTACATTCTTAATTACTAGTGTCCCTACTGTTTTGTTCATGGTTATTGAGCCACCCCAGCATGTACAACTATACATATATCCGCTAGTTCTAAACTCAATTCCGCCAGCTTGAAAAATACAATTTATAAAATACGGAGTAGCGCCAAATGCAAAATTTCCGGTACTATACAAGATACAGCTATCAAGTATTATATTTCCTGACATCCAATCAGGTATATAAATAGCCCCACCTGAATCATTACGTAACTGCATACTCTTAAACGTTATGTTATCGGTATAAATATATAGCGGTTCTCCTCCAGCAAGAATATAATAATCACTATCCCATTTACCTGTAGTATTGTTACCTTGTATAGTAAGAGTACATGTTGGACTAGTAGTCCAACCACTTACTGTTACCGCCGTCGTATCCGCCGCCGTCCCGCTACAATTAATCGTTAACGCATCTCCGCCATTATCCGTAAGATCTCCATCTTCACTATCCTCTGCTATATTCAACGAGGCGTACGCCGCATTTGTTCCGCTGGTCTCATTAGTAGTACCATTCCCGCCGCTGGACGCTGTATTAACATATCTAGCCAATGACGCAGCGTATGCGTTCGGCAATATTTTATCCCATCCCCATTTCGCTAACTGCCGCACAGGCATGAGACGATCATAGAGTTTTGCCTCACGCTGCATAACTGCTATATCTGTTGTAGTCTTTTGCGTGGGTATGATTGCAGAACTTAATACCGCTGTGGTTGCGACAGACGTTTTACCGCTGATAGATCGCGCCGCCTTGAACGCGTCAACGTCTATTTTGTTATGGCGATATGCTAAGGTTGTGGTTACTTCTTTGCTAATTGTTCCCTTAACAACTACCCTATCGACAAGCGTATTCCCTTTTGTTATCCAATCTGCGGAAATATCTGTTGGCTTAACAATAAAAGGCGAATAATCTTCTTTGCTTTGCATTTCAGACCATTCAGCCGTCGTAATTGTTCGTTCGGTTTCTAAGAGTTCAGTCTTAGTTTCCGTATACGGCGCAAGCATAGCGGTGCGCTGTGCTTCTGTTATACCGCTTACTTTTTGTATAAAATATCCTGGTGTCGACGGACTTTTAGCAGACCTTGCGCACGGTATCACATCAACAATATCGCCCTTTTGACTACGCCCGGCGATCATGTCGCTGGACGTTATCTCATTCTCGGCTTTGATATATACCCAGAAATCTTCAGCGCAGGCTTGTCCCGCCAACCCCATCAGAATTATTAAAGCTAACAATATCTTTTTCATTGCAATTTATTGTTCCTCCGCCAGATAAGTAACTTTATTTGTGCGGTTGTGTTGATTCTTTTCATTGAGTAACCTCTAAAAAACAATAGCGGCAGTTAAAAGTGGTTAAGGCACCTTAACTGCCGCTATCTAAAACAAACAAATCACCCGTCGGTGATCAGTTTTTTATCTATTTTTTACGTCTTATCGCCGGCTCATATTTTCCTTGGGTGATGATATTTCTTTTCATGAATTTATTTTCTCACAGCGCACATTCTTGTCAATTAAACCATTCCGCTCAGCGGAAAGATGTTTTTAGTCCTGTTCTAGTACTTTGAAGTTCTTCTTGCAGGTATTACATTTGTAATAGAGAATCGGGCGGGCAGATGTTCCCTGACTTTTCAAATTTTTTGACTTACAATATGGACATTTTAAAGGTTTATGAATGACGACGGTGGGCGCCGGCTTACCCGGATCCATAAGGTTACTTTCGTCAACCACTACATCGGCAACATTATCTTCCCTGGTGGGTTTTATCTCACCTAACCACGGACTTGATGTTTTTCTAATCCACGATTCGCCCATACCGTCGAGTTTTCGGTTAGTGCATACGTCTGCAATTATCGTCGCTATCCCTTAATCCACCCGGTTTGCTTCCCAATCCAGCTTTCACGGGCTTCTGCTTCCGGTACCTGATCAATGTGATCTGACGTCTTGGGCTTGTCCTCTTCCCGCAAATTGTAGGTGTAAAGCATTTCGGCGCCCGCAACCGTATATACTTCAGTATCTAAGTAATGCGCGGCCGCGTGCGCGCGAACCGGCCGCCACACCTCGCGGATCAATCCCTTTTTCTTATCTCGCTCCCGAACTTTATGCTCTCCGCAAAACCAGTTAAAATAATCCTCCGAAGGATTCTTAAATAGATGCCACTTAAATATCTTATTCCCCGCGTTATCCGGAAGCGGATCCACTAAACGTGCGATTTTATCCTTGAAATATGCCGTATCTAATAAATAAAGCAATAAGCCTCCCGGGAGCGGTTTACCATTCGTATATTTTTCAATTGTTGTGGTCTTATACGGCACTCCCCCCAGCTGATCCTTGCCTTTGATTGCACGAGTTCGCTCGCGATGTAACCTGCAAAAATCATAGACTTCATTTGTCCGATATCCAGTATCAAACAAATTTAGCCGTGTCAAAAAGGAATCGATTCCGGGAACGACTGACGGATACCGTGTATCCAACATTATTTTTTCAACCTCTTCCCAAGTAGTTACCTTTTCTTCTAGTATCAACCACGACTCCGGATGCGGTCCGAACGCCCGGATACTGCAGACAAAATAATTTTTCTGCACATCTACTGCACCTATGAGCACGATCGCACCATCAGGAACCGTCGCTTTTTCATAGTTCTGACAAAGTTTCTTAATCTGTTCTGGCCGACTCGCTTCAACCTTTTCTTCCCAGATCTGCGCCAACCAACTATTGATAAAATTCATTAATTTTTCTGGGTGCTCTTTTGAATCAAAGAACTTTGCGATCACGTCAGAAAATGTTAGCCATGGCGAATATATCGCATTTAAGTGGAATCCCACATGTGATGTCTCAGGGAATATTAATTTCTCAGGGATCTGCCCATGAACATCAATTTTAATTGATTCTGGCAACCAAACACCTTTTAGAATCATCTGCTGTTTCATTAAATCCACAATTCGACCTTTGCAATAAATACACTCGTACCATGCAATATGATTCAACCTAATCCGCATTGTGTCGCGTTCACCCTCAGGCACTTTTATTTGATCAAAATTAAAGACCTGGTATCCACCGCAATGCGGGCACGGCACGTAATATGCGCGCTTATCAGATAATTCGTATTCTATATATATATACCCCTCAGCCGTGGTCGGTGTTGAAGAATCAATTATTTTACGAAACGGGAACGTCCGCGTTCTTTCTTCAGAAAGCTCAAGCGGATCGGATTCTTCCCCCGACCATTTGGGAAATTTATCCACTTCATCCCGGAATAGATTTTTTACAGGTTTACCAGCTAAAGCCGCGGGGCTATTCGCGCCGGCGAAATACGCATACATTCTATCTAATTTCATTTGCAGTTTTGTAAGATCATCGCTGTCTTTTGTCCGGTGCCGGCGCAGCGCAGGTGAAAGTTCTATCATACGTTTAATACGCGTGGCCGACATCGTTTTGGCATCCTGCTCACGGGGATAGACGAATAATGTAGGGCCCGGATCCTGGTCAACACAGTATCCAAACATGTTGAGGAATGATTCCGTTTTACCAACCTGGGTAGACATCATCAATGTAATTTTCTCGACAAACGGATTAATGAAAGAGTCCATTATCCCGCGCAAATATGGCGTACGGTCAGTATACCAAGGCCCGGCTTCTGCGGACGTCAAAGGATCAAGATTCCGGTTTTTATCCGCCCATTGTGAGACGGTTATTTCTTCCGGCAATTTCCAAGTGTTTTGAACGGCCTCAGTCCAAAGCGTCGGCCTCTTGATTGTTTCGAGCATTTTTTTTGCCTACTTGCGTTTGATCATCAGAAAATATTTTGCCCTCAGAGAACTCCTGGATTATTTCTCTGATTCTGGCCGTTAATCGCACGTTGATCTGCCGAGCCTCCAACCCAACTAATGCCGCAGAAATTTGATTAGGTAACGCTAACATCTTATTCTTTACTGCAGCACTAATCTGCACCAGCTCACGTTCAACCGTGTCTCTAGGGATTAGAGCGCCAATGGCCTTTTTATAGTCGATCTCGGCCAGTTTTGCCTTGTATTTTCGAAACTCAGCATCATAAGTCTCTAATTTGCTTTTCTTCTCTCCATCGCCCTTATGCTTCTTATTCTTCAGGGCACGCCACGCGCGTATCTCGATAAGATCGTACTTACCCTGCGGCGTGACTGGAGCTCCGTTTTTGACCCAGCGGGCAACCGTACGAACGTCAACTCCGAAGATCTTCGCCACTTTCTCCTGGCTGTCGACCGTACCGGGCGAATCCGGATCCTGCTCCATCTGTTCAAGTTCCTTGATCTCAGTCTTCGACAAAGATGGCGTTGACGACTTTCCGCGCTGAAGTTTCTCAATCAAATGAATGTGCCGGCGCTTCTTGGCCATTTCTATAACCTTAAATTTTTGAAGCTCTTGAATGTCAGGTTTAATATTTATCTGAGCCACAATTCCTCCTATTATTCCCGTCGAGAGAATGTCTCCCGATCAGATTTACCACACTACCATTTCATGACCAGGACATCCCAAAAAAACAATTCACCATCGGTGAGATGGGGCGCCTCGCCCGACC